GTTCTCAGATGACTAGATGCTGATCCTGTCATCGATCATTGCGTTCTGGTTTGGAACACAGGCGTTCGGCAAGAAGTGAAAGTCTCCAAGGCTGCAATCGACATGATTAAACACCACGAGGGCGTAAGGACTAAGCCTTACCGCTGCCCTGCGTTGTTGTGGACTGTCGGTGTCGGCCATGTGATCGACCCAACCCATGCGACGGTGAAGTATGAGGAGCGTCGGAATCTACCGATACCCGAGGGATGGGATCGTACTCTCACGATGGACGAGGTGGACCGGATACTTTCTCAAGACCTTGGTCGGTTTGAGCGTGGTGTGGTTCGACTTTGCCCTGCTGCTGTTGGCCGTCAGGGAGTCTTTGATGCTCTCGTATCTTTTGCCTTCAACGTGGGTCTCGGCAATCTCCAACGCTCTTCCCTTCGGATGAAGACGAACCGGGGCGAGTTTGAAGAGGCGGCCGACGAGTTCCTGAAATGGACGAAGGCTGGTGGTAGAGTATTGCCTGGATTGGTGAAACGGCGTAATGACGAGCGTGCGCTGTATCTATCGGGAGTGGACGAATGAAAGTGTCTCTTGAACCACGGACCACGGACCTTGGTCTAATCGAACCCGCGCACGTAATCGAAGTATATTGCGACGCCTGTGGGTACGATTTGGACGAAGCCGAGCTTAATGCCGACACCTGTTCTGACTGTGGGCAGGCGCTGAACCTGAAGCAGCACGTGTCCATTCAGGTCACGACCATCCCTGCTGCCAGTGGGGCGACGCTGCGATGAGGAAGGCCAAAGCCAAGAGCAAGGTCAACGCTGCTGGTAACTACACGAAGCCGAGCATGCGTAAGCAGTTGTTCGAGTCCATCAAGGCTCGGGCGGTGCAGGGCACTAAGGCAGGCCAGTGGTCCGCGCGCAAGGCACAGCTATTAGCGAAGAAGTACAAGGAGAAGGGCGGTGGATACCGGGACTGATCTTGAACTGTTCAAGGCACAGGTCCAGGCGGAACTGAACCGTTTGGAAGCGAAGTCATCTGCCAAGGAAGTGGCCGGAAAGGCCATCGGCAAGGACGGCCTGAAGTACATCACCGCGATCGTTGTGATCGGTGTGCTGTCGAGCCTTGCTTTGGATGGCGAGAAGATCGCTGCGGTGATGGGCCTTCTTGGAGCGTCGCTCACGGCCCTTATCTCAATGCTGGCCAGCATCGCTGGTGCCAGCGAGAAGGAAGAGAAGCCTGAGTTTGGCGTGATCAAGGATCTGATCTCGAAGCTCGACAAGCTTGACCGTAAGGAGCAGCCCATGCGCGTGGATGTCGAAGGCGACCACGTGACCGTGACCAAGGGCGATGATGTAGTGCAGGCCAAACGATGAAATCACCGCAGCAGTCACTGAAGAACTGGACCGCTCAGAAGTGGAGGACAAAAAGTGGTAAACCGTCTAGCAAAACTGGTGAGCGATACCTTCCAGAAGCTGCGATCAAGAGTCTCAGCCCTCAAGAATACGCTCGTACAACGGCTGCAAAGCGCCGTGGCAAAGCTAAAGGGAAGCAATTCGTAAAGCAGCCGAAGGCGATTGCTCGCAAAACGGCGCAGTACAGGTGAGTCATGGCTAGTGTGAAGAAGGATGCGATCGGGCAGGAGATCCGTAAGTCGTACGAGCGCGGCCAGAAAGGCTGCCCGGAGGCGACGATGGACATCCACATCAACCTCAAGAATCGCAACAACGCCATCAAGGAGTACGGCTACGGTCCCCTGAACCCGGAGGCCGAGTCGCGTGCGTTTTGGGACAAGAAGGCCGAGCTCTGGTCGACCACGGTGCGGGAGGCCAAGAAGGCACGCTGCGGCAACTGCGCCGCGTTCATCCAAACCCCGAAAATGATCGCCTGTATCGAGAACGGGATTGAAGATCCGAGCGAGGAGCACGAGAACTACGCCCCGGATGTCGTCCAAGCGGCCAATCTCGGCTACTGCGAGCTCTTTCACTTCAAGTGTGCTGGCGACCGGACCTGCGATGCGTGGCTCGTGGGCGGTCCAATCAAGTAATATGCGGCCATGGCATACTTCAGACTGTTTCTCAAGCCGGGTGTAGACAAGCAGAACACCGAGTACGGCGCAGAAGGCGGCTGGATCGACTCCGATTACATCCGTTTTAGGTACGGCTTGCCCGAAAAGATGGGCGGCTGGACGCAGTTTGGTGATGAGGCGACCTATTTCGTAGGCCTTCCGAGCGAAATCTTCGCTTGGAACTCCTTAAACGGGTCGCCATACCTCGTCGTGGGGACGAGCAAGAAGGTCTATGCCTATCACGGTGGTACTTGGGCGGATATTACCCCCATCCGAGCTACCCAGACCGGCGTCACGTTTGATACTGTCGACGATTCAACGCTTGTAACCGTGAACGACACCGCCCATGGGTGCATTGACGGTGATTTCGTGACGCTTAGTAGCGTCACTGGTGACCCAGGCGGTATTCCTAATGCAGACCTGACCCACGAGTTCGAGGTGGTCTCTGTCATTAACGCCAACGAGTACACCATCCAGTCCCCTACGGCTGCCACCTCAACGGCAACGGCTGCCGGAACAGCAAATGCGGCGTATCAGATCAACGTAGGCTCGACGACGAGCTATTTTGACTTTGGCTGGGGCGTCGGCCCGTGGGGCGCGGAGACTTGGGGTACTTCACGAACCAGTGGATCGGGTGTCGCGCTGTTCTCCCGCGTCTGGCAGTTTGATACGTTCGGCGAAAAGCTCATTCTTCAGTTAGTCGACGGTGCGATCTACGAGTGGGATCCTGATCCGGCGCTCGCGACCCACGCTGCTGCTATTTCTGGAGCGCCGACCAAGAGTCAGTACGCTTTGGTGTCCACGCCGGATCGGCATTTGATCTGTTTTGGTACGGAATCAACGATCGGATCGCCTGGAACACAGGATCCAATGTACGTGCGGTTCTCAAACCAAGAGGACATCAACACATTTGAGGCTTCTGCTACTAACACGGCCGGTGGACAACGGCTCACGGACGGAAACAAGATCGTATCGGCCTTACGTTCTCGCGGACAAATTTTGATTTGGACAGATACCGCGCTGCACAGCATGCAGTACGTTGGTCCGCCGTATACGTTTGGTTTCCAGCAGCTCGGAGCCAACTGCGGCCTGATCGGCCCTCATGCGTCGGCGGATGTGAACGGTGTGGCCTACTGGATGGGCAAAGACGCCTTCTACGTGTTCGACGGTACGGTCAAAAAGCTCGCCTGTTCCGTGCAGGACTACGTGTTTGACAACATCAACCTCGTGCAGCTCGAAAAGACGCATGTTGGCATCAACACGCAGTTCAACGAGGTTACTTGGTGGTATTGCACGACAGGTAGCAATGAAATCAACCGCTTCGTCACGCTTAATTACTTAGAAAACGTCTGGTCCGTGGGCACTATGCCTCGAACCGCGTGGCTGGACGTCGGTACGTTCGATAAGCCGCTTGCGACTACCTACGATCCGGCCGGCATGGAGGCGACCATTACGCCGATCTACGGTTTGACGGCTGGACGTTCGCGCATCTACAACCAAGAAGACGGGAAGAACGGCGATGGTGCGCCGATCACGTCTTACGTTAAGTCAGGCTACTTCGACATCGGCGACGGCGATCAAATGCTGTACATGCGTCGATTTATCCCGGACTTCAAGAATCAGGAGGGCAATCTGATTGTTCATTTGCTCCTCCGACCCTACCCGCAGTCCTCTGCGGTTCCGAGCTCATTGGATCCTTATGTGATCACTCCTACGACGGATAAAGTCGACACTCGGGCGAGAGGCCGCCAGATCAGTCTGCGGATTGAAAGTACGGATATCGACACGAATTGGCGCTTCGGCACGATGCGTGTAGATATCCAGCCGGATGGCTTGCGATGAGCAAGATCAATAACGTCCGTCTTCCTAACGCAGCAACTACTGGCTATAGCGCAGAGCAGTTCAACCAGCTCGTGCGATCGCTTGAGCAGGTTATCTTTCAGCTTAATAACAGCTATACGCCGACCGTCAGCGACGACAAGGCTGGTGCGGGCTCGTGGTTCGCGGCAGGTTCCGGTGCGGGCGGTGGTTTTGCGGGCGGTGTCCGGGGCTTTCAACTCAGCAACGGCATCATCCTGCCGCATGCGATGTTGATGTCAGACGAGGATCAAGACTTAACCAGCATCACCACCGAAGAACTTATTACCTACAACTCAACCCCGGTTGCTAACGGGATTCGCGTTGTTGACAACACCAAGATCTATGTCCCTTGTGCGGGGAACTACCTCGTTACAATCCGGATTCAGGTTTCTAACCGCAGCAATGCGACACAAGAGTTTGAGATCTGGGCCAAGGACACGGGTGTTAACTACCCGGCCAGTCGGAGCCGTTTTGACATCGCAGCACGCAAAGATGCCACGACGTGGTCGCATATAGTGCCCACAATCACGGGCATATTCACAGTCAACGATCCTTCGGTTAACTACCTTCAACTTGCTTGGTGGGCGAGCAGTACGGATGTTTTTCTTGAGCAGTATCCGGTAGATACTAGTCCAACGCGCCCCGTTATCTCGTCGGTCATCCTGACCATTAACTTCATCTCGGCGATGTGACATGGCAAACAAATACCTTCGCAAATACCTAACCCCCAGTGCCACCACGGAGACGGAAATCTACACGGCTCCAGATGCCAACAACGCCGTTCTTTCGTCGTTGCGAGTCACAAACGACAATGCCAACGCGGCCACGGTCAGTGCGGCTGTTTATCCAGCAGGCGGAGCAACTCCGTACAAACTACTGAAGTCGTACGTGCTGCCAACCAGCCAAACGCTGGACATCTTCTCTGGTGTGCCTTGCGTGCTGATTGCAGGGGACGTTTTGAAGGTGACCGCCAGCGTCTCAGACGTTGATTTCTATCTGTCCTACTTGGAGATCGACCGATCGTGACAAGTGGACAACGCTTGACAACTTGGCTCATAATCCCCGCCATATCCGCGTCCTTTCCCGGCGCGCGACCCCTTGTTGGGTCTTCGGCACAAACTGGAAAGGACACCTATGGAAGATGAAGGCATCATGAGCCTGCCTCCGGGGCAGGACATGCAAAATCCGGCTCCTCCCCAGCAGCCTGTGGTCTCCAGCGCGGACTCGTACGATGCCGCGCTTTCTGGTTTAGGCCTGTCGCAAAACGGTCCGGGCCAGGTCTCGGAAGTTAAGCGCGCGGTCCAAGACGCCATTGGTGACCTTGATCTAAGCGCCAGTGAAGTTGCGGCATTGCTCGATGTTCTCGAGTACATGTCACAGAACCCGGACGAGTACCCGCAGCTTCGTCAGCGCCTGATCGATTCGGGCATGATGGATTCGGATGATCTTCCGGAAGCCTACGACCCTGAATACCTTGGCATGGCAATCATGGTGCTCAACGAGTACCGTGACATGCGTTCGGCTGGCGCTCAAGCGCCCATGCAGATGGCACCAGAGGTCGAGAACCTCGGACCAATGCCCATGGCCGAAGGCGGTCTGGCCGATGTTGCCTCGTATCTGGCCTCACAGGGCCGCAATGGCGACACGATGCTGGCGCACATCACGCCGGCCGAAGCCCGTCTGCTCAAGGCGATGGGCGGATCTGGCACCATCAATCCCCGCACGGGGCTGCCTGAATTCTTCCTCAAGAAGCTCTTTAAGAAGGTCAAAAAGGCCGTCAAGAGTCTCCTTAAGAACCCGATCGTTCGCGTCATTGCTACTGTTGCATTGGCCACGGTCCTCGGCCCAGCAGCCACGGCTATTGGCATGTCGACCGCTGCCGCTACGGCTACCGCTTCGGTGGTGTCGTCGGCTGCTGTCAGCGCCATGGCCGGCGAGAAGCTCAACGCCAAGAACCTCCTGATCAATGCCGCTACGAGCTACTTCGGCGCTGGCGGCACGATCGGTGGGGTGAACCCTGTCTCCAGCATTGCGAAGCTCGCGAGCCGCATCCCCGGTGTCACCGAGGGCGGCAAGCTCGCCCAAGGCATTGGCGCAGGCCTGACAAGCGCGGCGATCGGCAAGGCCGCTGGCATGAGCACCGAAGAGGCGCTCGGCATGGGTCTCCAGCAAGGCGTCATGACTGGCTTGACGTACAAGCCGGAGCAGACTCCTGTTGAAAGCGCCACGGGCCAAGGACCAACACAAGCGGGTGCTGAAACGCAGCCTGCCGTACAGCGCGGTATTGGCGAGCTCCCGCCGAGCGATTACACGACGGCTCCGGCTGTCGAACAGGTTGGTGTTGGCGGTCCTGGAGCCGTACCTACCGCAGCAGGACTTCCGCCTCCGCCGGCCATGCGCTTTAACCCGGTAACCGGGCAGTATGCGCCAAGCGCCACGGCTCAAGCAGCAACGGCTCCGATGGCCGATGTAGCAGCCATGCCAGCAGGTGTAGCGCAACCTTCGACGATGTTCGGCCGCATGGGCCAGTTCGCTCGGGATCTTCTGCCGGGCGGCAACAAACCGACGTTTGAGAACTTTAAGAACGCGTTCTTGGTCAATCCAGACGCAACGACCACCCTTGGTCGTTATGCCCCTGCCGCATTGACGGCGGTGGGCATTGGCGCGTTGACGGGTGGGTTTAAGACAGAGCCTGTGAACGAGAACCCGCTCTTTAACCGTAACTACGGCGGAGCGCAGTTTATTCGCGACAACCCGCAGCTCTTTGGAGGCACGCTAGGCCGCATCGAGGGCATGCCGCAGGCGTACGATCCGTTCGTACGTACGATGTCCCCAAGCATGCCGCCCGGATTCCAGCCGCCTGTGGTGATCCCGCGTGGAGCGACGTTACAGCCCGGTGGAGTGGTTCAGCCGTATAACATCGCTGGCCTTTATGGCGTTCCGGAGCTTGCTGGTCCGGTGCAGCAGCCGGTTTATCTCAACAAGGGCGGTGCGCCAAAACCGACGCATTTCCCCCGTAAAACAGGCCCGATTAACGGTCCTGGCACGGGCACTTCTGACTCCATTCCGGCGATGTTGTCGGATGGAGAGTTTGTATTTACGGCCAAGGCCGTTCGCAATGCCGGAGGCGGAAGCCGCCGCAAGGGCGCAAGACGCATGTACGCCTTGATGAAAAAGCTCGAAGGCGGACCGGTGCAGGGGTAACGATCCATGGCAGAAACTCAAGTCACTCAACAAATCGTCTCCGAATCACCGGAGGTTGAAGCCTATAAGCTGAACCTCCTGCAACAGGCTCGTGATCTGGCGTTTAACGTCGTAACCGAGCCAGATCCGTCGGATCCGACTGGAGTAAAGAGACGCGTTGTCCGGACAACAACCCCGCTCTCGCAGCAGCTTCCTGGCTACCAAGTAGCCGGCTTCTCGCCGGCTCAGTTGGCCGCGATGGGCGCAGCGGAGCAGCTTGGCGTTGGGTCATATTCTCCGTATATACAGGCCGCGAATGCCGGTGTTGGCTCGGGCATGGCCACTACGGCCGAGGCCGCCGACGTGCTTCGCGGTGCGGATGTTCGTAACCAATTCTTTGATGCCCAGCAGGCCATGCGCAATGCCGCACTGGCAGGCACAGGCATTACCTCTGGCGTCGGCCAGCTTGGCGTTGGCCTTGGCTATCTCGACGAAGCGGCTCGCCGTGCGGCGATGTCGGACGTTTCGGGCCGCCTCGGCGGTGCGTATCAAGACGTAGAGACGGGCCTCGGCGCGTTGGCCACGGCCCAGAACATGGCGGCGCTATCTTCGCAGGCCGATCTGACACCAGCCACGGCTGCGATCGGACAAGGCTTTGCTGGTTTGACCGGTGCGCAACAGCTTGCGCTCGGCACTGCCGGTGCTGATTTTGCTGGTTCTCAAGCCCTCCTTGGCGCAGGCATCGGCGGCTTCCGTCCGGGACGAGAAACCGCCGCCTTCATGAACCCGTATCAGCAGTCGGTGATCGACGAAGCGATGCGGCAGATCAACCGTCAGGGTCAGATCGCGCAGCAGGGCCTTGCTGCCCAGGCCGTTCGCTCTGGTGCGTTTGGTGGTGAGCGCGAAGGCGTGCAACGCGCTGAACTCGAGCGCGGCTTGATGGAGCAGAAGGCCAACACGATCGCCAGTCTTTTGAATCAGGGCTATAACCAGGCGCAAGCCAATGCGATGGCGTCCTTTGAGCAGCAGCAACAGCGTCGTATGCAGGCCGGCCAAACCGTTGGCCAGCAGGCAGCGCAACAAGCGCAGCTCGGACAGGCCGCCGCAGGTCTCTTTGGCAATCTTGCGCAGAATCAAATCGCCGCAGGACAAGGCCTCGGTCAGTTAGGCGTGCAGCAAGCACAGCTTGGCCAATCGGCAGCGGGAATCTATCAGCAGGCTGCTCAAAACTACGGCAACCTCGCTGCGCAAACCGGTGCATTGGCGGGGCAAGAAGCCAACGTGCAGCAAAATATTGCCAACCTCTTGGCATCACAAGCCGCACAGCGTGGCCAGGTGGCGCAAACGGCCGCAGGCATCTACGGCCAACAGGCCGGCACGTTCCAAAACCTCGGACAAGGCATCGGCTCTCTTGCCGGCCAGCAGTTCGGCATTGGTCAAAATATTGCTCAAGGCCTTGGCGCGTTGGGCGGTCAGCTTGGCCAACTCGGCGTGCAGCAGGCGGCTTTGGGTCAGACGGCGCAGGCCATGAACCAAGGCGACATCAACTTCCTCTACAACGTTGGTCAGTCGCAGCAGGCACTGGAGCAGCAAGGCATCGACGCAAGACGTGCAACCGCACTTCAGCAGATCTATGCTCCGTACCAACAGATTGGCTTCCTCTCCGACATCTATCGCGGCGCACCGTCGACGCAGATGTCGACGCAGGTTTCCAGCGTTCCATCAGCAAGCCCGTTCCAACAGGCCGTAGGCATTGGACTTGGCGCAGTAGGCACCTTGGCGGGTGCCAAGAAAGCCGGACTTTTCTAAGGGGTCGATATGGCAAAGGCACGAGAAATGTTGGACGACGTGGAAAACGTCGGCATCATGCAGGGCTTCCTCGACGAGGCCGATGAGGCCGTGGAGATGGAAGAAGAGGAGGATGCGGACGAGGAAAACTCGGCTGCTGAAGTCCTCGATCGCCGTCCCAATTCGCCTGAGATCCTTATGAACAATCTCCGTGGCGACATGCGCTCTGTCGATGCGCGTCGCGAAGAATTGGCTGATCTCGTGGGCTATCCGGCCGCTGCCGAGACCCCCGAGTCTGTGCTTGCGATGCTCCAGCCAGTGCTGGCGCAAGGCGCTGGGCTTGGCGCGTTGCCGCAATCACAGCCCATGGCTCAAGGGCCACAGCCTCCAATGCCGCCGCCTCCGGGAGCTGCCATGGGAGCTCCGCCTCCTGGCGCTCCGCCACTTCCTCCTGGCGCAGCCGCGCCGCCACCCGGCGATATGGCCGCGCTTCTTGCCGCCGCCGGTCCTGCTCCCGGAGGCGGTATGGCTCCTGGCCCGATGATGGGGCCTGATGGTCAGCCGATCCCGCCGGAAGGCATGCCGCCGATCCAGATGAAGGATGGTGGGTACGTTCAACGTTTTCAGGACGGGTCCGATGAGGAAGGCGTGACCCCATACGAAGAGGACACTTCCTCCCTCGGCATGCGTCTGCCGCCAGAGCTTCTTGAGTACGCCCAGCAGGGTTACTCGCGGATGCTGACGCAGCCGACCTCTACGATGCCTGACCTCAAGGCAACGACGCTTGAGCGTGAGCAGATGTATCGCGACCTGCTTGGCGAGGACAAAGAATCCCGTCAGGCGCAGTTGCTGTTGATGCTCGGTCAAAAGGGCTTGCAGCTTGCCGGTAACGTCGATGCGCAGGGCCGTCCTTTGCGCGGTTCAACATTGAGCCGTCTTGCAACCGTTGCCTCGGAAGTTCCGGGTGCGGTGGGTCAATTCATTGCTGAAGAGGACAAGAACAAGCGAGCGATCCGTATGGCGGCGATCCAAGCTGCCGAAAAGGAGCGTGAGCAGGTTCGCGAGGGCAATATCAAGCTCGTCGAGTCGCAGCGCAAGGCGTTCGGCGACATCCTCAAAAATTCTGGCAAGAGCCCGAGCAGCATGTTCGGCAAAGGCTCGTGGGACTGGAGCGTGGTCAATGCTCCTGGACTCTTGCAGGCTTATGCCGATGGCGAGACGACTCCGGAAGAGGACAACCTCATCGCGAGCGCGGCTTCGCGTCTGCTTCGCCCGTCTACGGAACTCTATACCAACGAGCTTGGCCAAAAGGTCACGCGTACGATCCCCGGCTACAACCTCCCGTTCTTGACGGATGCGTTGGCCGCGCGTCGTGCGCTTGATGCGTCTGGTCGCCGTCCGGGTCCGCAGACTCCGGGCACTGTGCCGTCAGGCCCGAACACGGTTCGTCCTGATGCGGCCACGGGTCCTGAAGTTGCTCCGCCGACTGAAGCTGCACCGACCACGGACCAAGGGCCAGTAAGTGCTGGCGAGCGTGCGTTTGGCGAGCCGACGATTTGGCAGGCGGCACAAGAAGGCATCGGCTTTGTGCCGAAAATGACCTCGGAGCTTGCTCGCCGCATCCCGTTTGAGTTCGCCGGTGAAGCCGGCCGTACGCAACAGCAGGCTGCCTCGACGATCTCGAAGCTCGCGCCTCGCGTGGCGATCGCGCTTCGTGAAACGACTCGATTGGCAGAAGCCGAGCGTCAGGACATCAACATGTACCTGAACCTCGAACCGCGATTCTTGGAAAACCGTGTCGGTTACCTTAACAACCTGATCAGCCTCGGCCAGGTGCTGTATCGCATCAAGAATGATGCGCTGACCAAAGCGGCCGATCGCACGTTGGACGTTAAAGACGCCAATGATCAGCGTTTGAAGGCGCGAGAGGTCCAGTCGATTATTGATATCGTCGGCATCCCGCCGGTGGTCTCAACACGCGAGGAATACATTAGACTGCCCATTGGAGCGCAGTTCCTGGTGTACAACCGCGAGAAGCAGGCTTGGGTACCAGACACGCGTAAGCCGTTGCCTGACGAACAATAGAGGTCCATTGCAAGATGGAAGACGATCCGCAGTTTACCCAAGAGGACCTTCAGGCACTGATGCAGGCTCCTAGACCGCCTGACGTCACGGTGACTCGCATTGGCGATAAGCCAATTGCGCAGCCGACGGGAACTGCTCCGCCAGAAGAGCCTGTAACTACCGGTCTTTTGTCTCAGGAAGATCTCGCCTCCTTTGGCCACACGCCAGACAAGGGTCCTCCTGGATTTATGGACGCCGCAGGGGAGTATTTCATGCGTGGCGTGCCGGCGGGTGTCATCGAGACGCTGCCTGCCGTAGGCAGCATGATCTCCGGTGCGCGTTATGGCGCAGGCTTGTCTCCGTACATGCCGCCGCAGTTGAAACTTGCGCCTCCGGTTGCCGGGGGCGTGCTCGGTTTTGGCTTCGGCATGCTCACGGGCAGACAGCTTTCTGACGCTATCGTTGGTGGCCCGACCGACGAGCAGATGATGCCGTACTTCGAGGGCGGTAAAACGCTCGGCGGCAGTATCGCTTTTGCTCCGGCGGCGTTCTACCTCCCGGTTGCTACAGCAGATCGAGTTGGCAAGTACGTCACCGCACTCGGTGAGTTTGCTCGTAAAGCTCCGAAGTCGTATTTAACGGGCGAAACGCTCTACGGCGGCGGTGCCTCCATGGGCACTATCGTGGCAGAAGAGTTCGATCCAGGCGATCCGGTCACTCGTCTTGCTGCGGAGTCCGCTGCTGGCTTTAAGTTCTTAAACCCGCTCTTTGTTATCCCGACGATCACCTCTGGCGGCGGACGACGGCTCAAGGAGCTTTGGTCGCTTCGTAATGCAGAAGGCCGCGAGCTTGCCAAAGAGCGCGGTAGTCAGCGTGCGCAAGATGAAGCCACTCGTCGCCTGATCACGATCCTCGAGGAAAACGGCGAGGACATTCCTGCGCTGATCAAGGCCCTCGATGAGCAGTTTCCAAGTGCGGGGGCACGTCCCACTGCGGCGCAGAAGACGGGATCTCTGACGTTGGCGCAGCTAGAAGCGGCGCTCGGCACGCTTGATCCAAACTTCTCCGTGACAATTCGTCAACAGGGCAAAGACACCCTTACAGCCCTTACAAAGACGGTCGCTGCGCTGCAAGACACGGGGTCTCCAGAGGCACTGCGTGTTGCTGCGGAGATGCGTGAGCAGTTCTTCACGAACGCCATCAACTCACGCCTCGAACGTGCGAACCTGCGTGCCGCAGAGCGCATCTCAAGGATCACTAAGGATTCGCCGCAAGCGCGCGTTGAGATTGGCCGTATCGTTCGCGAGGAAGTAGAGAAGGCGCTCGAGAACGCTCGCGAAGCCGAGCGTTACTATTGGAACCTCGCCGATCGCGAAGCGATGAAGCCGGCAGGACAAGTGCGCCTACAGGTGCAGCCGTCTGATACGTTGGTCAATAAGACGTATCTTGATTGGGCGAATCGCTTACTGCCTGATTTGAAGCGCATGCGCGCTAACGACGTTGACCTTAGAAATCCCGACAAGGTCTCACGCTTGTTGAAAACGAAGGCGGTTCCACTGTCTGTGTTCATCAAGAACACAGGCGGTATTGCTAATGACAGTGAGCTCCTTGCTCGCGATATCACCAATAAGTCGCTTCCAGGCCTTGTTCGTCAGAACATTCGTCAGAACGTACTCGGCGAGCGCGGCACTGCCAGTATCGATGCGGTGAAGCAGCGCGTCTTTGACGCCGGCTACTTCCCGATGAAGGAAGACTACAACGCCATCAGTGACTCGGAGTTGTACGACGCTATCGCACGCGATCTGCAAGGCGATGAGCGCGTATGGACGATGAAGGTCCGTGCAGCGTTGGATCCTTACATCAACGAGCGCGAAATACTCGACTCGTGGTCCGCAGAGGGCTTCGATGCCACGATGACGTCGGATCAGATTGCCAACCGCGCACGAGTGCTGGACGAATTACGTCGCAAGGAAGGCAGAGACGGCTTCTACGTTCCGCAGAATCAACTGCCGGGTCCGACCGAGAAGCTCGTGCCACGGCCCAAGCAGCTTACTGCCGAAAACACTGTCCGTGCGTATCTCGAGCGCGTCGCTCAGATCGGTCCTGCGCTTGTCGACTCAATGGTCCCGCCTGATGTGCGACGGATCATGGAAAGCTTTGGCGTCAACAACAGCGCCATCGATCTCTACCGACGTGGCCGCGCCACGGATCAGTTTGCCAAGACCGGTACTGTTCACTATCGATACCTGCCGGACAAGAAGGCGCTTGAGAAGACCAAGCCTGGCGACCTGATCAACTACCGCTCAAACCTTTTGACGCTTGCGCGTCAGGCCAGGGCGCGTGGCGAAGTTTCCGATGCGAGCTTCTACTCGTATCTTGCCGATGCGATGTTGCAGGACCTGTCGAAGCTCGACAATCCGGCCTACAACAAGGCGCGTGAGTTCTCGAACGCACTGAACGACACGTTCACGCGTACGTTTGCTAATGAGCTCTTAGGAACAGCGCGCACTGGAGCGCCTAGCTACCCTGTAGAGACGCTTGTTGACGACGCCTTTGGCGTAGGCTCCGATCTTGTCGCCCTTCGCATGAAGGAGATCGAGAATGCCGTTGGCTTCATGCGCGATCGCCTGACGAAGGCCGCTTCCGAAGCGGGACCGGTTGCTCCGGGCCTGATGCCAGAGTCGCTTCGTAAAGAGGCGGACATGCTTCGCGAGTTTGCGAAGGTTTCGACTGCTGGTGTGGCATCGATCCAGGACGCGCAGAACCGCGTGTTGCGATTGTTGGCGTCCAAGGCGCTCTTCACCGATCCGAAGACCAACTCGCTTCGCGTTAATACTCGTCAGCTCACCAAGTTCGTAGCAGACAACAAAACCCTGCTCGATCAGATGGGCATTACTGATGACCTGACCAATGCCGTGCAGGCCGAGAACCTACTTCGCAGTGTCATCGAACAGAACAGCGCGCTCAACACCACTGTCCGTAAACAGATGGCGTTCTCGAAGCTACTGCCTTATGAGAACTTAACCGATGCGGTTACGAAAGCTTTAAGTAGCAAGACGCCGATGCGCAGCATGGCGCAGATTGCTCGTACGGCGCAGCGCAAAGGTCCGGACGCAATGGCCGGTCTAAAGGCGACTATATATGACTACGCCTTCACGAAGGCAACTGGCGGCAAAGACGACACAATTAACGGAAAGAAGTTTCTTGACGCATTCTTCAAGAAGTCTGCGCTGGATCAGCCGGCACTGGCCGACATCCTGCGTACGCAGGGCATCATGACCCCGCAGGAATTGAAGAATGTCCGCACCCTAGCTAACCGAATAATGGTAGTTGAAGATGCGATGGACAATAAACGCGCTCTGGAAGACGTTTTACAGGGTACGGATATTGTCGGTGAGCTTGCCATGCGCGTCGTCGGTTCGCGGATCGGTACGGCTGCCTCTGGCGGCGGCCCTGGCTCGCTGATTGCGGCATCGGCCGGTTCGAAGGCCGTGCGTCAAATCTTTGACAAGATGCCGATGATGCTGGTCCGCAAGACCATGCAACAGGCCGTAGAGGATCCGGCGTTCCTGTCGATGCTGTTGCGTCGCAACCTCTCTGAACAAGAGAAGTTTCGCTTGGCGAAGTCGATGCACGCGTACTTGCTGGCCGCTGGCTTGAACTACGCGAACTACGAAGAGCCGCCCGAGGCGAAAGCCACGACAGGAGGCCCCTCTGCTTCGCGAGACTTCCAGTCGCTTCAGGATGTCTACAACGCCATGCGTCCGCGTCCGGTGCCGCCGGCCCCGACGACCCGTGGTGTACCAGGCATGCCGAAACCGGCTGCTGGGCAACAAGGCGGAGCTCCTGCGGGTGGTCCGCCCCCGACAACGGGTGCCCCGACGCAGAGTCGGCTGATGATGCAGCAGCTCTTCCCGAACGACGCGATCATCGGTGCAGCCGGCGTAGCCGCCGGTCAACCGATGCCTAGCTAAAGTACCTAGCCATCTGTTCGCACTCGGGCGAGTGGTAACACTCGACGCGCTTCATCCACTCTTCCTTGTATCGCTCAAATTCTGATCCGGTGGTGCTGAACTCCTGAGTGCCCCCGGATTGGAGAGCGACCAGGACATAGCCGTGTCTGATTGTGGTG